GGCGCCTTCAAGGGCCTGAAAGGCGCGATCACGCCGGTGGTGGTCACCCTGCGCGGTGGCATCAAAGAGGTCGACATGGGCGACTGGAAGCCGGGCGACAAGGCGGAAATCAAGCACGCGATCAAGGGCATTTATTACAAGCTCGAAATCGACGGACGCGTGATGTACGAGATCGACCCACTCAACATGATTCAGGTGGTCGACGGTGTCGATCAACTGGCGGCAGAACGCTCGGCCATCGGCCTCTAAGGACTACAGAACATGACTCAAGTAAGCCAAGACAGCACCATCCCAGCTTTGCCGAAATGGCTGAAGCTGAACGATGAGGGCGTGACCGTATCGCTCCGATATCCGACCTTGATCAGCGGGGTGTTGACCGACGTGCTGACCATGCGCGCGCCCAGCGTCAAGGACTGGCGTGCGTCCAAGGTCGCCGGTGGCGGCGATTATGAAAAACAGGAGCTGTCGTTGTTTGGCAGCCTAACCGGACTGACCGAAACGGACCTGCTGACCTTGAAATACAAGGACTACAACCGTCTTTCGGCGGGCTATTTTCGCCTGGTCGACGAAGACGACGTTTAACGCCGTCACGCTCAGGGACACGGCCCAGCGCTTGGCAAAAGAGACGGGGTTCTCTGCTGCCGAGATCGAGGCCCTGCCCTTTGATCAGATGTTGTGGTGGCTCACGGATTGAGCCGCCTTTGAACTCCCCGACGTATAGGGCACGCACATGACGAACAAACTCGCGCTCGGTCTGGTCATTGGCGGGGCGGTCAGCTCCACGGTGGGCTCGGCGTTCAAGGATGTCACCAGTCGCATCAAGCGGCTGGAGGCGGAAGGCCAAAAAGCCCGGGTGCTGGAAAAGACCATTGGCGACACCATGCGGTTGCGCGATGAGTGGCGCAAGGCGCACATGGCGGGCGAGAAGGGTGCCAGCGCCCTGCTGAAACAGCTTGAGGGCAATATCAGCAGCCTGAAAAAGCAAGGTGTGGAAGTTCACAATCTGACCAAGGCTTACACGGCCATGGGGCAGGCGGCGAACAAGGCCGAGCTGAAGGCCAAAGGTCACCAGCAACTCGACGAGGGCAAGCAGAAACTCAAAAGCAGCGTTGGCCAAGCGGTGGCCGCCACAGCGGCGATGGCGATTCCGACCAAGGTCAGCGCGGACTATGGCGCGATCATCCGTGACATCGCGATCAAGTCGAACATTGCCAACAAGCCCGAAGAAGCGCAGATGTCGAAGAAGATTATCGACACTTCGCGGGACACGGGCATGGCGCGTAACGACGTGGCCGAAGTGGTCAACGCCCTGGTGGGCGCGGGCATGGAATTGGACAAGGCGTTGTCTTACGCGCCGACCGCCGCCAAGTTTGCCGTGGGGCAGGGCTCTGACGGTGGCGAAACGGCCAAGATGATCAACGCCCTGGGGCAGAACGCCAAGATCACCGACCCGGCCATGATGCAAAAGGCCCTGGAGGCGATCGCCTACCAAGGGCAGGCGGGCAGTTTCGAAGCGGCCGACATGGCGCGGTGGTTCCCCGAATTGCTGGCCGGGATGGGCAAGCTGGGCATCACCGGCATGGACTCGGTGTCGCAACTGGGCGCCATGCTTCAGGTGCAAATGAAAACCGCCGGCGGTTCCGATGAGGCGGCCAACAACCTGAAAAACTGGATGGAAAAGATCGGCTCTGGTGACACGGTGACGGCCTACAAAAAGGCCGGGATCGATTATCAGGCGTCGATGAATACCGGGCTGCAGAACGGCAAATCCACGTTGGAATCCAGCTTTGAGCTGGCGCAAAAATACATCGCGGCGACCGATCCGAAGAAGGCCGCCGCCATGGCAGAAGCCACGGCCAAGATCAGCAAGGAGGCGGACCCGGAAAAGGCCAAGGCCATGATCGCGTCCCTGGAGCAAGCCTTGCGCACCGGCGACCTGTTCGCCGACATGCAGGTCAAGGGCGCGCTGACGGCGTTCATGCAGAACAAGGAGCTGTATGCCAGTCTGAAAAAGGACTCGGCCAATGCCACCGGGATCCTGGACAAGAACCTGGAGGAGCGCCGGCAGTCGTCGGCGCAGAAGTGGTCGGAAATGGCACAAGGCACGGACGACGCCATGCGCGCGATCGGCGACGCATTCCGCCCGGTCACCGACAAGGTGGCGGACGGGCTGACCTACGTCACCAAAGGGCTGAGCAAGCTGTCGGACGAATCGCCCAAGGTGGTGACCGGCATCGGCGCGGCCGTGGCAGCGGTGATCGCCTTTCAGAGCGCCATGAGCACCTTTAAGATCGCCACGGGCTTGCTCAACATCGGGCGCGGTTCGCTGATGGGTAATCCGAACATTCCGCAAAAGGTCATTGTGGTGGGCGGGGGTGGCGGCGGTGGCCTGGAGGCGGGCGACCTCGATGTCGAAGGCAAGGACGGCAAAAAAGGCAAGAAAGGCGGGCGGTCCATTCGAGGGCGGGGGCGAAGTGGCGGCGGTGGTCGAAGCTTAGGGGTCGGCTCCGCTGTCAAGGGCGCCGCTGTGGTGGCGGTGGTGGATGCCGGGTTTAAGGCCTACGACACGTATCAGAACGCCGAGACGCAGGATGATAAAGCCGAAGGTTATGGAGCGGCCGCTGGTGGCTTGGCGGGCACGTTGTCCGGGGCTGCGGCTGGGGCCGCACTGGGTACGATGCTTCTGCCGGTCATTGGTACCGCTGTTGGCGGCCTGATCGGCGGTGTTCTCGGCAACATGGGCGGTGACGTCTTGGGTGGCTATCTCGGCAAGGCGGCATTTGGTACGCCTGACGCGCTGAAGCGGATGCCGGCGGCCGGGCCGCTGATGATGGCAAATGCCGGCAAGGACATCCCGCCGGTATTGGGCGGGATTGCCCGGTCATTCGCGCCGTCGACCACTGGGCCGTTGATGCTGGCCCATCCCGGCCTAGGCGCTGGTCCGGGGGCAAGGGTTGCGGCCACGTCGGCAGCGGCCGCCCCGATCGCCCCGGCGCCGGCGGCGTCGTATGACCCGCGCGACCTGGAGTCGAAAGACGCCATGTTGCTGCCGCACTTTGCCAACAAGGTGCGCTTTCCGGGTTCTGAGCTGCGTCGACCCAAGGTCATTAAGTCGGGTTTGGAAGGCCCCGCCCCGCAACCGGGTGACGCCGCGAAAGCCATGATGTTGCCCCCGGCCAGTGCGGACGCGGCGGCGGGGGCGTTGGTGAAGCCGATGGCGGCGAAAGCGGAGGCGCCCAAGGTCGAGTCGAAGGTGGACATTCAGGCGCCGTTTTCACTGACGGTCAACGGCGACGTGAAGGATGGCAATCAGCTTTTTGCGCAGATCAAGCCGCAGCTCGATCAGTACTATCGCGACATGGCCAAACAGGTGGGGAGCGCTCAACTGTTCGACGCACCGCACGTTTAATCGGGAGGGCATATGTCTGATCAAAACAAGACTGCATTGCAGCAATTACAGTCTGGGATGAGTTTCCTGGCCTCGGCCGGTGAGGCCGGGCGGCGCAGCCTGGACGGCATGTTGGGGCCGGTGAATGGTGCGATCGGGGAAATCACCGGCGCCGCGTCCGAGCTGGAGGGGCTGCCCTTTGTCGGGGCGGCGGCCGGCGCCCAGCTTCAGCGCGTCATGCGCGGGGTGAATGCCGCTCAGGCCCAGGTCGGGAAAGTGGTGGCCATGTACGGCACGGCCACCCGGGCGCTGTCGCAAATTGATGAACGCATGGGCGTGCTGAAGGAGCAGGCGGGCAAGGCGGCGACGGCGATCGGCAAGATCGCCGGCAAGGTCAGCCCGGCGCTGGCCACCATCGTGCCCACGGGTGCGTTTGCCAAGGACCAGACGCCGGCACCGGAGGCGGTGAAACCGTTCCCGCACCTGCTGATCATCCAGCCGCAAGATCCCAAGGCGCCGCCGTATTTCTTCAACCTCGACACGGCGGCCTTTGACGAATTGCGGCGCTCGACCGAATTCCGCTGGGCCTCCCAGGAGCGCCTGTCGCGGCGACCGGCGCATCAAGGCGTGGGCATGGGGGACGAAAAAATCACGCTCAAGGGCGCGATTTTCCCCAGTTTCAAGGGCGGCCTGAAACAGCTCGACACGCTGCGCACGCTGGGCGCCCAGCTCAAGCCGCTGACCCTGACCACGGGTTATGGCGACGTGCTGGGCACCTGGTGCCTGAAAAGCATCGAGGAAGAACAAAGCTCGCTGATGCAAGGCGGGATCCCGCGTAAACAAGGGTTCACTCTGGAGTTTGGGCACTATGGCGACGACATGCAGAACGTCTGACGGGGATCTGCTAGACACCATCTGTCATAACTTCTACGGCCATCTCAAAGGCAGCGTGGAGGCGGTGCTGGATGCCAATCAGGGGCTGGCCGAAGAGGCGCAGCCCTATCGCGACGGTGTGCTGATCGTACTGCCGGATCTACCGGCACCGGCTGGGGAGCAAGTCACTCTGTGGGATTGACTCAGCTCGCCGCATCCACGCAGGCCTGACGCTCTTTGTCGTAGCTATCCATGCCATTTTCGAATTGACGGGCATTGTTGAAGATCAGTCCCTGCCACGATGACGCGGCACTAATGCCGGCCTCATTGCACTTGTGGTACGGGGTAAACAGCACTCCGAATTTTTCCCCTTCGTTCTGTAATGCAGTCAAGTCCTGGGCCTGTTTGCGTCGCTGAACGGGATCGACCTTGCCGCTACGGATCTGCGCATAACCGCGTTCAACCACTGCGTCTAGTCGAACAATGAAGTCTTTCGCGTCGCCCGCTGTAGCGCTGGCCTTCGGCGCTGGCTGCGCGCTTTGCGTGCTGGCATTCGGCTCGCTCAAATCAATAACTCGCAGCTTTTCTGCTGCCTGGCCGGAGAACGTTACGCCGGTGAGCAGGGCTGCGATAAAAATCCGTTTCATGGAAATCCTTACTGGTTGAGATTGAAGGCCGGGATTCTACGAACGGCTGGCAGTCACGTCCACCTGCTGCCTACTGATCGCGTTACGCGGAGCGACCCGTTCCCACCCTAAGCCCGCCTTGTGCGGGTTTTCTTTTGGAAGCAATCCATGACCCCTATGTTTCGTATCGTGGCCGATGGCGCCGATATCACCGGCCTGATCAACGATCGGCTGATACAACTCAGCACCACCGACAAGCCGGGCATGGATTCGGACACGTTCGAATTGCGCATTGATGACCGTGACGGGCGGGTGACATTGCCCCGACGCGGGATCGGCATTGAGATCTATCTGGGCTATGTCGAGACGGGACTGGCTCGCTTGGGCCGCTACGTGGTCGATGCGGTCACGGTGTCCGGTCCGCCGGATACGATCGTGATCAAGGGCAAGGCCAGCGACATGCGCGGCAGTGGCAAGACCGTGCGCAGCGGGAGCTGGGAGGACGTGCCGCTGTCGAAAATCGTCGGTGATATCGCCGCGCGCAACGGCTGGCAGGCGGTGTGCCCGGTGTCGACGAAGGTCGCCCGGGCGGACCAGCTCAGCGAATCGGATTTTAATTTCATCACGCGCCAGGCTAAACAATACGACTGCACCGCCAAGGTCGCCGATGGCAAATTGTTGGTGATGCCGCGTCAGGGGGGGCAGACCGCCAGCGGCAAGGCCTTCGGCGCGATCACCCTGACGCGCCGCGACGTGAGCCGCTGGCAATTCAACCTTGAAGATCGCAACACGCACAAGTCGGTGGGGGCCAAGCACCAAGACCCTAAAACCGGAAAGCTGGTGGTCGTGTCCCTGGAGAATGACGACCTGCCGGACGGCCTGCCTTCGGTGCATACCGATCGCCATATCTACCACAACAAGACCGCCGCCGAGTCCGCGGCCAAGGCGCGCTTGGCCGCGTTCAACCGATCGAGCGCCGGCGTGCGTTTCGAAATGCCCGGCCGCACGGATCTGTTCGCCGAACGCTCGATCATTGCCCAGGGCTTCAAGGTCGGCCTGGATGGCGAGTACCTGACCGACTCCGTTGAGCAGGTTTACACCCAGGCCGGCTGGTCGACCACGGTGGAGTGCAACGGCGGCAAGACGGGTAAGGCCGGTGCCAAGGGAAAGAAAAAGAAGAAGGAAGCAAAGCCGCTCAAAGTAGTGACCCTGTAAAAGCGTAATTGCGCATCCCGGCCGCCGAGAGCGGTTTTTTTACGTCTGGAGTTTTTATGTCCATCACGGAACAACAGCTACAACGCATCATGCCCAACGCCCGCCGCCAAGCGGGCGTTTTTGTATCTGCCCTAAACGCGGCCATGGCGCACAGGCAGATCAATACGCCGCAACGTCAGGCGGTGTTCCTAGCCCAACTGGGTCATGAGTCAGGTCAACTGCAGTACGTCCATGAGCTGGGTAGCGATCAGTACCTGAGCAAGTACGACACCGGGACACTGGCCGTGAAACTCGGCAACACCCCAGAAGCGGATGGTGATGGCCAGCGCTTTCGCGGTCGCGGATTGATCCAGATTACCGGCCATAGCAACTACCTACGCTGCAGCTTGGCGCTGTTCGGCGACGAACGTTTGCTGCGCACCCCTGAGTTACTTGAGCAGCCGCAATGGGCCGCTGAGTCGGCTGCATGGTTCTGGTGGGTACGCGAGCTGAATGCCCTGGCAGATCGGGATGAGTTCGAGGCGATCACCCGCAAGATCAACGGTGGACTCAACGGCCTGCAAGATCGGTTGCAGCTGTGGAAACGGGCGAGGGCAGTGCTATGCGTGTCGTCGACCTGATTCCCGCGCCGTACCGGCTGTTAGCCATTGGCTTTCTGCTGACTGGATTGGTCGGCGGATCTGCCGCGTCGGCCTGGAAGGTTCAGGATTGGCGCTACGGCCAGAAACTCGCCGAACAGGCCAGTCTGCACAAGGACGACCTGATCGCCATCAGCAACGCCGCCGCTGACCTGGTGCGTATGGCACAGGACAAGCGCCTGGCCCTTGAGCAGCGGCTGTCGACGAATGAACAAACCCATTACAAGGAACTGAGCGATGCTCAAACCAGCCAGGCTCGCTTGCGCGATCGCCTTGCCACTGCTGATCTACGGCTGTCAGTCCTACTCGACGCCACCGATGCAGCCAGTGACGACACAGTGTCAGCCGCCACCCCAACCGGCGGCGTGGTTCATGGCCCCACAAGAGCCCAACTTGACCCGGCGCATGCTCAACGAATTATCGGCATCACCGATGCCGGCGACCAAGGACTGATCGCCCTGGCGGCCTGTCAGGCCTACGCCAAAGAAGTCTCAACAGCGAAATGAAAAAGAGCGACCGGGGTGGATGCGTCAACATCCCACCCGGTCGCCGTCCCTGCAGATTGCCCCTGCAAGTCCAGCCATGGCTCTTACTCCGTGCACGAAGCGCGGCGAGCCTAGCACCTGTTTATCCATACAGTAAAGGTCTTGCTCTCTATGTCTACACCCATCATCCCTTGGATGGGCGGCAAACGCCGCCTGGCCGACCGCCTTATCCCGCTTTTTCCGCCTCACGAATGCTACGTCGAAGTCTTTGCCGGCGGTGCCGCGCTGTACTTCATGAAGCCCCAACCATCTCCTGTCGAAGTTCTTAATGACATCAACGGCGACGTGGTGACGCTATACCGTGTCGTGCAGAACCACCTCGAAGAGTTTGTGCGCCAATTCAAATGGGCGCTCAGTTCTCGGCAGGTGTTCGAGTGGCAGAAGATGACCCGCCCCGAAACCCTCACCGACATACAGCGCGCGGCCCGATTTTTCTACCTGCAACACCATGCCTTCGCCGGCAAGGTCACCGGGCAGACGTTCGGTACCGCCACCACCGGCCCGGCGATCAACCTGCTGCGGATCGAGGAAAACCTCTCGGCTGCCTGGCAGCGCCTGTCCGGCACCTACGTCGAAAATCTCCCCTGGCTTGAATGCGCCGAACGCTACGATCGTGCCCATACCTTCCACTACATGGACCCGCCTTATTGGCAGACCGCCGGTTACGGCGTGGATTTTCCGTTTGAGAACTACGAACGCATGACCGATTTCATGCGCCGTTGCAAAGGCAAGGTGATGGTCAGCATCAACGATCATCCGGACATCCGCCGGGTGTTTGACGGTTTCCACTTCGAAAGTCTAAAAATTCGCTACAGTAATATGAATCAACGTGAAACAACCGCTGATGTAAGTGGTGAATTGGTAATAATGAACTGGAGTCCATCGGGCCTAGATGGACTTTTTTAGTTGTTATATTGAGTTGGTTTTTGAGGCAATGGCATGACTATCGAGCAGATTAGTTCTTGGGTTTTAATTGTTTTGTTATCTGGTGGCGGCGGCGGGGCAATAGTTTTTGCAATGCTGAAGGCAACTGCGTCTAAATGGCTGGATTCGCATTTTGAACATCGCCTTCAAGACTATAAGCATGCTCAGCAAATTGAGATGGAACACTTGAAGTTGTCAATATCTAATCTGCTTGATCGTGCGATAAAGCTAAATCAACGAGAGTTTGAGGTGTTGCCGGAATCTTGGGTAAAGTTAAATGATGCCTACTGGAGTACTGCAGGGCTTATTTCGTCTCTGCAAGAAACGCCAGATATTAATCGTATGAGTGACGTTCAGTTGGAAGAGTTCATAACTGGTTGTGCTTTAGCTGAGTGGCAGAAACAGGAGTTAAGGGTGGCTGATAATAAAACAGAATATTATAGGTTGTCTAACTCTTGGTTGAGGTTGCATGATTGTAAGATAAAGGCTAGAGATGCGTTTGTATATTTGAAGAAGTACGGCATATTTTTAAGGGAGGATATTAGAAGCAAGCTCTTGGCATTAAGTGATTTGGCGTGGGGGGCTCTTGTGGAGTATGAGCTAAATCTGAATGAGCATTTTGAGCCTAAGATGAGGACGGATATAGTGAAATTTCAAGAGCAGGCAGAATTACTGATGTCAGAAGTTGAGTCGGAGATTCGACAGAGAGTTGGACTCACAACTGAGCAGGTTATAGCACTTTAGAAATCTGGTGCTTCTGATGTTAGAGGCGCTAGGACTTATCAAATGGAGCAAAAAAACAGCATAAAAACTGATTTTAGCTGCGGGCTGGATCTGGATGACCGGTCAGTTGAGTTCTACGCATTAGAGTAGTTTTTTTTCTCTAGTGTAAGCGCCGCATTCGCCGGCGAATATGCAAGTTGGATTGTCTGGAAGATCAAACCATTGTTTTGATTCGCATACGCCACCATGAAAACCATCAGTATCAAATGGTGAAACAAATCTTGAATACATTCGGCTATTGAAAATACCGCAGAATTGGCGGACGGGTTTGTCATCGAGTTCAGTCAGGAGGTGAGAAAACACTCGGCCGATAAACTGATTGACTTCATTTATGCTTGAGTCTAGTTTTTCAAATATATCGTCAATGATTAAACATTTACCATTAATTAGGATGCCGTTGTGCATATACCTTATCGCGCCACTGTCGCTATCTTTATGGCAGCGGCCTGTGTCGTGGTGTGTTAGCTCGTCTCTGAGTATCCTAAAACTGTCATACCATGTGGCTTCCTTGACGGCAATCACCAGTTGCTCGGGAAATTTTATGTCGGTCTTTCCTTCTAGCACATTTTTAAAATAAATTCTGGTTGATTTTGAAGGTATGCCTTGAAGTTTTTTATAGATTTCAGAAATGACTTTTCTAGTGCAGTCTACTGCAGAGTAAAGCTCAAGAATGGCCCCTTCGAAAACCGCTGATAACTCTTTTGAGTTTATGGCGTGTGTATAGCCATTTGTGGCAAGGTCCGCCTCGTCTGCGTCAAGATTTGGAGTTATTTTTATTGCCAGATTTCTGAGTATTAATGCTTTGCTAAAGTGATTTGCGGCTCCTGAAATCGACCTTTTTCCTGTTTCACTAAGCTTAAACGTTTCTGCATAGAAATTACTAAATTTTTGGAGTGTGCCCCACTGTTCAGGAGCATACATTCGAACATTCCCTGGCTTCATAATTTGCTCCGTTGTGATCCACGCTTGATTTTGAATTCTAACTGGGTTTACTGCTTTCGGAGAAATCCCTGATGGGTTCGATCATCATAGGTCCCTGATTTTTGACATTTCCAACGGCCAGGCCAACTTGGAACCATTTGAACACCTCGGTCGGCTCTCCCTGAAACAGCACTATCTGTTCGGCGCGCTCCTTGGGCGTGCCCGGGTCAAGCCATTCCCGAGCCAGTTCCGGCGACAACGTCACTGGCCGCCGGTCGTGAATGTCCACCATGCCGCCAGCGCTGTCGGCGGTGATGATCACGAAACCGTCATGCTCGCCGGGCTCATGTTCGCCGATTGGGTACTGGCCAATCGCGGCACAAAGGATTGGCGTACGGTCGCGGTGGCGAATCAGGTAGGGCTGTTTCTTCGGCCCGCCTTCATAAACCCACTCAAACCAGCTGTCGATCGCGATGATTGCCCGGTGCGGCCAGATGGCTTTGAAGAATGGGCCATGGGCGACCTTCTCAACGCGAGCATTGATCGGCGCGGCGCGGTCTTTGGCCCAGTGCGGGCGCCAGCCCCAGCGAACCATGTCAGCGCGCAAGTATTCACCATCCCGGTGAAAGAGGGCAAGCTGAGTGGTCGGCGCGGCGTTATAGCGCTCGAAAGGCTGGTCGCCGGCATAGTTGATCAATGCGTTGGGGATGCTGAGCGCCGCGACGAAGTCGTGAATGCCCCGGTACTGTGAAAGGCGTCCGCACATGATTGCACCCTCCGGCTGTGTATTCAGGGTAGACCAGTGGCCGCCGGCTTTATTACAAACCCTTGGCCGGCGCAGGTCGGGCAATCTTCACACCGGTCAAAACGATCGAGGCAAGCGGGGCAGATGTAGAACCTGGCCAAGTCGATTAGCGGCCGCACTCTTTCGAAGGTGTGCAGCTCGCGGCATTCCTGGGCGACTTGGGCGGCGTCCACCAAGGCGCGGTAGAGGTCCGGATCCTCGATCGGTTCGTAGGTGACGCCCTCGAGTGTTCTTCCCGTTTCTATGAGGTCGTACTGCTGCCCATCCGACAGGGTCAAGGTAAGCCCGATAATTCTCGCCACAGCCCCGGACTGGCTGAACACAAGGTTTGCTCCAGTGGCATCGCGGTAAATCTTCCCGTCGTAGGAGGATTGCGCACCCTTGGCCAGCGTAGTCGCGGCATAGAAAATCGAGCGCCCAATCTTGCCGAACAGCTCGGTGCTTTCGTGCCGTATGACGTCGTAGGCAGAGGCGCCGCAGTAGCGGCTCGGCGTGGTCTGCAATTCTTCCACGACGTGCCAGTAGGCGGCGTTCGCCATCTCGTTCATGTCGAACTGCTGGAGTTCATCAATCAAGCCCTCGGCGGCAAGGGTGGCGCTCATGGCGTGAAGAGTCTGGCGGTGGGCCTCGGGGTTCTGCATTCGAAAGTCGTGGTCGTCGAGGGTCGAGCGCCACTGCTGAAGTCTCAGCGCTTTAGCCAGGTCGAAATTCATGGAGGTAGGTTCGCTGTACGGATACTGGTTTTATGTACAGTAATCTAGACGTGATGATCCGGCGAGCGGGAGGCGACGAGCAGTCGCTTTCAAGCCGCAAGTGTACGTGCTGGTACGCCAGAAGTGGGGGGATTGGTGGCCGCGACCCCGGCAGATTTCAACAGCGACGCGTGTTTTGTGGGGTGGTATTGAACGAAAACGCTGTTATTCGCAGTGCAGGCTACTTTTCCGGCGGCGCCGGCCAGTTTTCTCTTGCTTGCGCCCGTTTGGCGCGCTCTCGGTGCGCCTCCCACAGGCAGAACATGACCACCAACCAGGTGACCACCAATATCCAGCGAGCGCCGAGGGGCCAATGGGTTACGTCGAAGTCGAAGTCACTGTACCCCCCTGCAAATAGGTACAGCGCCAAAGCGTACAGCAGACCATCACGGCACAATTTCAGCAGCATGGCGGGGGTTCCTTTCAGTTCTGGCCCGTGGAGGCATCAGCATCCGCCCAGGGTAAGTGCGAAAACTCGCGCTCGGTGGTCAGGTGCGGATAGCTGCCCGCGATCCAGCCCAGCAGCTCGTTGGCCTCGGCCGTGTCCGGCAACAGCCCTTCACTAAAGCAGCCCTCCAACAACTGGCAGAACAAGCGCGCCATCGGCTCGCCGAGAGACAGTGGCGCCGGGGCGCCTTCGAGGGGGGCGGTCGGTTTAGTCATGGGCGGGAATCCTTTCAGTTCGTGATAAAAAATACCAGTGGCCAGCTCGCCGGTCCCACTTGGCCAGCGCCTTGGCATGGGTGCCATTGGCCCGGCGTCAACTACATCATCGAGTAGTCTGCACATCGACGGGGAATGGGGCAAAAATGGGCAAACCGTACGCCAATCCATGCCATTCAATGCCCACTATGCATTTATGCAAGCGGGCAAAAATTCGCGTTACAGCCAGAAAACACGGACCTCTTGCGCCAAAATTGCCACATACTCCAGCACAATCGGCGTGTTACGTATCGATCTCTTCGAGCTTGAAGTATCGAGTGCCAGCTTTGAGGGCGGTAAAAGTCGTGCACTCAGAATAGGGTTGGGTGTAGCTGGTGCTGGGTCCTTGGATGTTGAACACAACATGATTTTGGGTCGGCCCCCGACCTCGCTCTAAAATTAGACCGCTCAAGGCCTCTCGGCTTTCTCCGTTTTTCTCGGCAATAGAAACGATTAGCTCGCGTAAGGTTTCGGGGGCATCGTCGACCACCTCTTTCGTGATCGCTATCGATTTATGGCGGCCAAATCCGCCGCCCTGAGCGGAACCTAAGCGATGAAGAACGACGTGCGCGATGGTCACAATTTCCATGTCTAGCTTCCTGATGGCATGAGGCTATGACTATATCTGATGGGGACAAGATATCCAGTGGGGGTGGCGAGCGATTCCAGCGTAATTGGCGTGCACACGGATGATGAATCAAAACCAACTGGCTGGATCAGTTAATAGCAGGGATTGCGTGGCCCGGTGCGGGGATGGTTCGGAAAGGCTGTGCATCTTCAAGATTCTGGTATCTGTTTCTATCTGTTCTGAACCTTAGACAATCAGAAACAGACACCTTAATAGACACCTACTTGACGGGCTGGAGGCCTTGAAAACAGTTGAGCGGGTGAAGGGAATCGAGCCCTCGTTATCAGCTTGGGAAGTTGATAACGAAGTGACCTTCTGAGGTAAAGTTGGCTTTGGCGTTCAGTATCTTTTCTGTAGTAGTTCGGTGGCTATTTCCTCAATCGTATTATTTGAAAAAGTCATCCCATTAAAGGAACCAAAAAGATCAGCGACAACTTCTGGAACTTTCGAAGGTACTGACGATGGTGAGATGTCGAGAGGAATGCTTGCATGACTAACTATCTGGTCGTCCCCACATATCCTTCCCGGTGAAATGTACCGGGAAAAGTCATAAGAACTTAGTTGTCGGCCTTCTAGGCCGCTCCAGCGAAACGCAAATTCAAGGGTGGTATCGTTTTCAGGAAAGGCCATGGATTTTGCGAAAGAGATCGCTACTGATATCGCCTCTGTGACGCTTCTAACTGCAATGTCCATAGCTAAAAATTGGTTAGGTTGTGTTCCATTTTTAATGGCGACTAAATCATCCCATAGTACTTGAGCTTGATAAAAGCATCCAGGAGGCTCGGCTCTCCAAAAATCCAAATGAGGTAATATGAAGGAGCCGGCGTAATCTTCAATCAGTACCTCATATCCGCCTGAGTGAGTCCGTGGTCTATGACGAATATTCGAAGAGCTGCGACTATCCAACCATAAAGGCCATCCGGTATGACGGGGGTTAGCGTAGATGAACGAAGACAGGAAATTTTCGTCTGCTCTTGCTTTTTCGCGTTCCTGTGTACTTTTAATTATGAATGCTACTTCAAAGCGGCCTTTGCCCAAGTCTATTGCATCTTCATCTTTTGGTGCCTCTAAAAAAAATTGATAGCACTTATCTAAAAATGCATCAACTGCTGATATTTCTGGTTTCATGAAACCACCTCCAAGTTGCGCGAGTAAACCAGGAACATTTAATCCGGAAAGGTGGCGTCTAACAAAGTTCCCTATGTCTGCCTCTCTATTATCAAAGCAAACATTCATAATCTGTGGCCAGTCACTAAATTGGGCCGCAGCCGTACTGGGTGTGAGGTTGGCAGCTAATGTGCGGACATAGACTGTATCTTTTTTGACTAGATCTTTTGGTGGGTTCTTTTGATCAAGAATTCCAAGTTTGGCAGCAACAGGAGTACGGACGCCTGAGGGGATTATGATAAACGGGAATCGTACCCCGTTAAAAAACCCGAATTTGACTACTATTTCGAAAGTCTCTGAAGAATGTCGAGCAATGAGGGCTTGAATTATATCAAGATGGAATTGGTCATCAAGGTTTTCCGGAACCCCCTCTGTTAGAGGAACTCCGTCATCAGAAACGCCGATGCCGAAGTAACCACCATTGAAGTTTCTAAGAGCAATTGCAGCCTTTACAATTTTTGCTTTCCCCTCAGGCGTGGAGGGATCAAACCAAGCTTTCAATTCGATATTCAAACTTTCGCGGGGTGCCTGTAGAAACTCATCTAAATCCATGTGCTAGTGTTCCTGTCTTGATATTGTCCAATCCATCATCGTAGCGGATTTGATGTTTTATATTGCTCATCATTAGGGTTGCTGGTGACCAGCTTGAATCGCAGGCGCTGGATGGTCACTTTCGACCCATAGCTGCCATCCGCGAAAGCCAGCTAACGTACAATAGCAATCGTATCCCGATTACTTCCCTGCGAGCTCAGAGCTAACCTTGTCGCTTCAAGTCGTTGGCTACGAGCAATGAGCTGCGGTTTACTAAGTTCTAAACGTTGCTGGAACTATAATGCATCACCGCCATAAGCTTTCCACGCAACATCAAATCCTTCTGCTGGGATTTCAATATTATATCCCTGTATATTAACTAGTACTGGCTCTCCATTTTTAAATGTGTTGACTATGTAAGAGTTGCCTTCTCTGGTGGACGCAAAATATCGTAGCACGCCTGCGATACCTAATCTTTTACAACCGGCCTTCATTTTTACTCTCCGTCCATTAATTTTTATAATTACATCGCTTAACTCATAGCTAGCGGGTGTGATGCAGTTATCGCGTACTGAATCGTAGAATCTGAACTCTAATATCTGCGTCCCTATTGGGCTGTCACCCATTGCAACTTGGAATGTTTTAGTGCTCTTGTCTTGATGAGTTACATAGGTTTGAGCGAATCCACCGTCGGACCAAGAGTTTATGCTTCCCCATTCTTCTTCAGCTAAGGCTGAAAATGATATCAAGCACAATGCACAAATAATTTTTTTCATTATTTCCTCTGGCCAAGCTGCTTAGCGTACACCTCGGTTCCTTAAACGGGAGCGTAGGTCTGCTTTTGGTTGAAAGCTACCTATCGATGGTTTTTATATTAGCCATCGTTAGGCTTGCTGGAGCCTAGCTTGATTCACCGCAGTCTTGTGGGCACGCGAATCCTGGGTGGCCGCTTACGGCGACAGAAGCCGGTTCCCGATCGAAAGCGTCGGCCCGCGCCTTGGGCGCGGTCACGCTAATACATTCGGCATTGTGCTGTTTTTTTCGCTCTGTGGGCGCAAATGATTGAGTACTAGACTATTCGTCTTGCTGACTCGAATTCGAATAGTCGAACCAGACGAACTGTTTTCCATCGCTTTCCAGGCATTCCTGAGCGCAAATATTGCCCTGTGCTAGACACGCTTGAATCGATTTTTCATCACCGGCGGGGACAACGACACGCACCGTTCGGAGGCCACTTTCAAGTCCATGGGATATCAATCGGTCGGCAATACGTGAAAGAAGGTCGGGGTCTGTCTGGCTCTCGGATAAGTTGGCGCAGGCGTGTCCTACGTCAGCTACCTGGAGGGCGTCCATTTCGAGTACCAAACTTGCGATTCCGACCCGGTCCGGGCCGTCCGTGAACACGTCGTAGAAGTAAACGGGAGCCCCGGTTGGTTTGAAAATTTTAACCGATTGAGGATGAAGCTCGAAGCCTAACCCATTGAGTACTTGTGGCTCTGAGTAAACATCATCTGCAGACAACTCGCGAAGGTCGTTACCTTTTACAACGGTCATAAAAATCCCTCTCTGTCCTGTGTTCAATTTTTTGCCGGGGGAGTTGGTCTGCCTAGATTAGATGAGATTTACGAGTTCGC